TCCATACTCCATGGAGAACCAGACGAACCAGGTTGAACGGCATAACGAGACTCTTTAGCATCAGCAGCAATTTCATAAGATTTAATAAAATTAGTACCAGCTAAAATTAAGTCAGGAGCTCCGCCATTCTTCTGGCAGGCACGCCACATAACATGCATTGGTGCAAGCAAAGCAGTACCGGCATAACCATTACCATAACCTGCACCAGAGGTTGTATTAAGACCAGCACCCATATCTATCTGGTTGCGCCAGAAAGTACTAGATGCGCGATCAATACCACCAACAGTGCCCGTATGTGATACACACGGAACGATAAAGTCAAGACCGTTAATCTGCTTGTTTGCAGTTGAAGTGCCACCGCCAACGGTGTAAGTTCCATCAAGGTGTAAAGAGAGATCCAAAATCTCTTCGAAACCTAGACGTAGAACTTCCATAGACTCATTGAAGACGTTGGTCAACTGTACAAGACCAGCAGCGCTGGAATTGCGAGGTGACTGTGAATCTCCAATAAGAATACCATTACCAATCAGGTAGTCTTCAGAAAACTGGAAGCCGTCGTGAGCCGAGTTCCAAGGATAATAAGCCTGTCGGACCGTATCACGGGTATTAAAACTAACAGCTGCAGAAGTGTTAAGTGACGTATCACCAAACCATTCAAAGTTGTTATCATAACCCGTTCGGATCTGTTCAACAATATTTTCTTTACCGCCGCCCCAAGACTTTTTCTTAGCCATTAGAGATTTTAGTAAAGGACGCTGAACAGCAACCTGGTCGATAGGTTTATTCTTCAAATAATTCTGAAGAGCTACATAACCCAATTGAGTAATGTCGGCAGCAGCTAAGGCTGTCTGTGTTGCCATAGTTTACTCTCCTACCTACTTATTAGGTAATATAAGGTTAAAGTTGGAACAGGTCGGCTACACGAAAACCGTTACGTGCTACTAGTCGGACGATCTACTAGATCTTTACGTCCTATCCTGTCAAGAGTGCATTTGGTCAAGATGAGCTTGAAGAAACTCCGGTGTTACTTCAGCTGTTTCTAAATAACCAGAATCACTGTGTGAACCGCTATTTCCGGCGGGTGCTAGGGGCCCGCTCCCTTTACTAGCTTGAGGTATTTTACTAGAGGCTGCAGTTACGCCTCTAGATAAAATATTATACTGATTCTTTAATGTATCTAACCATTGATTAGGAAGCATCTCAGAATTAGCAATTTGCGATCCTATATCCATCATTATTTCTTTCTTAAGATTATAATCAGGATCAGAATCTACAATTTCTTTTTCCCACTGTTGTATTTGATTATAAGCTTTATTTGACTCATTATTATACCATGTTTGCTGTTCTTGTGTTTCGGCATTGGTTTGATCAAATTGAGCTCGAGCCTGTACTCTTGAATTAGTTGTAGTTCTGTCGGAAGCTAATTTATTAGCCCACTCTTCACTCATATCTAAATCTTCTACAGCTTTAGATAAATCTTCAAAATCACCAAATGAACTAGATTCATTATTCGTAGAATTAACACCTAGTTTTTGAGCTATTTGATCTGAAAATGTATCTAAAGCTTTTAATGCATTTTTTGCATTATCGTAATCACCAGAATTAAGACTATTAAAAATATTCAAAGCCCAATTAAGTTGATCTGGATTAGTTGTGCTATCAGATATATGGTCAAATACCTGCGAAGCTGGTTCATTAGATTGTAATTTAGATTCTGCTTCGTTTGCTCTGTCTATCCAATGTTTAAATCTCTCTTGAGCTTTAGGTTTAAGATTACCTATAAATTCATTATCTTCTTCAGATAATTCTAAACTTGGTTGTTCCTCCAAATTTCCGTTTGGTTCTTGTTGTGTAGGAGTAAAGTCCTCCGTCGTTTTTTCTTTTGAAGCTTCAATATCTTGAGTTTGCGCATCCTGAGCCTCTTCGAAAGTAGGTGCTTTTGGTTCATTATATTCAGGTTCCTGTTCTAAATTATCCATAGCTTCAGAAAGTACATCCTTAGTAGATTGATACATTTCATCATGTGATAATTCTTTATTTTCTTCAGTTTCGGCCATATTTCACTCCCTTATGTAGATGGTTGTCTATACTGATTTCGTTCCCTTTGGTCAACTCTATTATTGGGAACATTGCTTACTTCATTTAATTGCTGAGTCATTTGTGAAGGCATTCCACCATTTGCCCCAGCTACACCCTGAGATTTATTACCATTAGTCATCATTTGCTGCATAAGTTGATTTTGAACAACCTGTGTTTGCATTTGCTCTGGCATAGGTGGCATAAATTGAGAAACATCAATACGTTCATCAAATCTCTTAAACGTTTCATTCAGTAATTGAATATATGGATTAAATTCATCTGGAACTCCTACATCTCTCAATGATTGTACCATTTGTATGTTTTGCATAATTAACGGCATCAACTCTACCCATCGCATACGTTCATCATTTTCATTAGGCATTGCGGTACTGCCGGCCGTAATTTGTATATGGACAGAATCATAAAGCTGTTGTTTGTTCAATATTGGCCAAAAGGCATTAGGTCCCGCAATTTCTATAGCTTTCTGAGGTTGCACCTCCTGTAATAAAAGTTGAGCAGAAAATTTAGACATATCTTTTAACCAACCTTCTACAGAATCTATCTTTTCTGAAACTCTAGTAGCCAAACCTTCGTTTTGAATATTAGCTTCTGTTGCTGTCTTGGCCCTCATTATACCACCTCTTTGAGCATCACCCAAACCGCTAATCCATTCTATATCACTTCTAATAGGAGTGGTATCATAAACATTCATATTCATAGGTGGAGTTTGAGCTGGTTGAAATACATTATTAACCCCAGTTCCACCAGCATTTATGAGAGCTATATCACCAATAGTTGCGTTAGAAAATGTTTCAATATCTTCGTAATTTATACGACTTGAATCTGCAATATAAAATGGAGCAGATAACTCTCTATGTTTAGCCATTTGAGTTCTAACTGTATTATATTCATCTTGAAGATTCATTAATAGTTCTACTTCAGATATAGGCCATTCTTGACCATCAATCCAGTTAAGACCAAGAACAAAATAAGGAAACCAACGATCTCCCATTCTACTTGGATAAAAAGGTTCTTTAATCCATTTACCACCACCCTCTGCCCAAGTATAAACAGTTTGAGTACCTTTATCCCAATATTCCCAAATAGCTACAGCTAAATTAACATCTTCTTCACCGTCATAACCACTATATGATTTTGTATCTCTGTTTAATCTACCAGGTATTCCATCTTGAGTTCTTCGGTAAATAGTAAATTTATCAACTTCTTCTTTAGTTAATCTAAATCTTTCTCTACATTCTTTTGGTGTCATCCATATACAATTTGCCATCCATTTAGCTTGTTCATAATCTAACAAACTATCTACAGATGTATCCATACGAAAATCTTCTGGTTTAACAAAACCTAAATTTAAACCTTCTCTATACATGACATCTACTTTAGCTTGAAGACCTTTAATAGTTTGTTCTAATTCTTCAATTATTTCATCCTTATCTCCTTCGTAATTATTATTTTCTTGCAAAGTTGTAATATCTGTTTGAATCTTTGCTAAACTTTCTTGAGCATCTTCAAATTGTCTACTAACTAAAGGATCTTTATAATAATCTCTTTGGTAAGTAACTTTAACAATGCCAATTTTACTAGTCATGCAAGATCTTAAAACTTGCTTAGCAATCTTTTTTAAATCAGCTTTTTTATAACTTTCTTTTAAAATGAGTTCTAAAGTAGAAGAAAATAATTCAGCCATTCTATAATCTTGACCACCTGGATCAACATACTCTACAGGTCTAATTTGAATCTCTGGATTTTTAGCATATATATGTGGAAGTAATCCTTGTAGTGTTGCATGAATGATATTTCCCTTTACTATTCTACCAGATTCTTGTAACAACTGCTCACCAACCATTGCCTGAGTAGTTTTATTTATTCTTCCAAGAGCATACCTTCTAGCATGTTCTATTTCCTTATAACGTTTTTTCCATTTAGTATAAGATAAATAGATATTTTCTTGGTATTTTTTTATTAATCCTTTTGAATCTGGAGCTACATCTGCAGACAAATTAGGATTAGATGTTAAAACATTTAAATCCATTGCGAATTATCCTCATATAGTGTATCTAAATTATCTAACCATTCCATTGTAAATCTCTCCATTTTTTTAGCTTTAGGTTTAGGTTTAACACTTTTAGCGCGTTTCATTAATAAACCATACCGCGTAGCGTCATATAAGTGGTCTTCAGCCGCAGTATTAATATCTTCAATCCTTTTTGGATCGGCTGGTAAAG